CCTCAAGTTCGATACATGGTTGCAGCGGCCACAGTGTTCCACAAAGAAGAGCCCAACACCGCAAGAATGCGATACATCAAAGAATACTACAATGCTGCTAGTGATGGTCTTTTTACATTGGCTACCCCTGTGCTGGCTGGCCTGGGAACTCCCACCAAGCAATTCAGTAGTTGTGTGCTTATTCGTAGTGACGACGATCTGGACAGTATTTTTGCTTCAGGAGAAATGATGGCCAAGTATGCCAGCAAACGTGCCGGCATTGGTCTTGAGATCGGAAGGCTGCGTCCATTGGGTAGTCCTATCCGTGGTGGAGAGATCATGCACACCGGCATGATCCCTTTCTTGAAGAAGTGGTTTGGTGATCTACGTTCATGCTCACAAGGAGGTATCCGCAATGCAAGTGCTACTGTTTTTTATCCTATCTGGCATCATCAGTTTGATGATCTTATTGTGCTCAAGAACAATCAAGGCACAGAAGAAACCCGAGTGCGACACATGGACTATGGTGTGGTTCTATCCGCATTTTTCTGGCGGCGTTTTAAGAACAAAGAGAACATAACTTTCTTTGACCCCAACGAAGTACCTGACTTATATGAAGCATTTTATAAAGATACTGCACTGTTTGAAGAGCTTTACTGCAAATATGAAAAGCAGAAAGGCCTGCGTAAGAAGACGATGGCTGCGGAGGAAGTTTTCAAGAGTGGTATTCTCAAGGAACGAACAGACACTGGACGTATATATCTAGTGTTCATTGACAATGTGATGAGCCAAGGACCGTTTGATCCGGAATATCACACCATTTACCAGAGTAACCTTTGCTGTGAAATACTTTTGCCTACTCGTTCCTTTAAGCGGTTGGATGATCCTACTGGTCGTATCGCACTTTGCACACTGGGAAGTCTCAACTGGGGAGCCTTCCGTAACCCAGAAGATATTCGCCGTGCTGCCCGCATTCTGCACCGCAGTCTCAATAATATTCTTGATTACCAAGACTTCTTATCCATCCAATCAAAACTGTCCAACGACGAAATCCGACCGCTCGGCATCGGTGTCACAAACCTTGCCTACTGGCACGCCAAGAGGGGCCTGCGTTACGGGGAGAAGGATGCTTTAGCCGAAGTCAAAAGTTGGATGGAACACATGGCGTTCTATCTCACAGAAGCGTCAGTAGAACTAGCACAAGAACGCGGTGCCTGCTTGGGCAGCGAACACACACGCTACGGCCGAGGTGTGTTTCCTTGGGAACTACGAGCTCGCGGTGTGAATGATCTTGCTGACTTTTCTCCGGAACTGGATTGGGAAACCCTACGCACCAACATGAAAACGCATGGTGTTCGTAATGCCACACAGATGGCAGTGGCTCCGGTAGAGTCCAGTTCGGTGGTGATCAACTCAACCAACGGCATTGAAATGCCCATGAGTCTGATCAGCGTAAAGGAAAGCAAGGCAGGTAGTTTTGTGCAGGTGGTTCCTGAATATCACAAGTTGAAAAATAAATATCAGATGATGTGGGAACAAAAAGACTGCGAAGGCTATCTCAAGACTGCGGCAGTGATTGCAGCGTATGTGGATCAATCGATCAGTACCAACACATTCTACAATCCTGCACACTTTGCAGATCGCAAAGTACCTACCACACTGATTGCTCGGAATCTCATGCAGGCACATGTGTGGGGGTTGAAAACTTTCTACTATAGCCTGATCAACAAACAAGGCAGCAAAGAGGTTGCTGAAGATGCACCACTCATGCCCATTGATTTTGATGCCGCAGAAGACTGCGAAGCATGTAAACTTTAAATGCCAATAAAAGAAACATTTATAATGGAAACAACTACAGGAATAGATCCTATTCCGTTTGAGGTATGGCTGAGTCGGCAACCTCAAAGTGAACAACAACGATTTCATCAAGCCAGAGCCCGGGCCGATACATATCGTCAAGAGGCCATTGATGCCGGGCTCATGAGTATAGAAATAGACACAGGGGCTTATATATGGAGAGATGAACAAGCCAAACAACAAGGCAAGCGTCAAGATGATGAATGCATGGATTTTTACACTAGATATAACTCCGACACTGGCATACGAGTAAACGGAGTTCTTACAGAAATATAATATGTCAAACGCACAATACAATCTAACCACAGGAACCAAACATGAACAACGACCCAGATGAAGTATTAAACAATGACAATGGAATCATTGCCTTGGCACTGCAAGTGTATGCAAACTGGGCAGAAGAGACCAGCGGTGATTATAAAAGTAATACACCTTTGATAGATAGAGCAAGAGAATTGAGTATCATATTCAGAGACATGGATTCTACTCAACGATACGAGTAAACTTTGGAATGTCCAAATGCCAATACTATCAAAATTTGTATACACTTGGGCCCCGGGGGTAGCGCAGATCCAATTTCATGATTGGATACAAACTTTGTCAACGGAACAGCAAGATGAATTTCGTCAAGCGGACATACGACAAAAAGAATTTAGAAAACAAGTAGTCGATCAAGGAAATGTGCAGATAACCAATGATGGGTATGTATGGAAAGATAAAGATTCTCTCAACACTGGTAAACCAGCTGATCCTACCTGGATGATATATTGGGACCGATGGATTCACGAGACCGGTGTACAATTTACAATAGAACAAACGGAAATATAACATGTCAAAAGCACAATACAACCTAACCACACGAACCGATTATCTCAATCGCAAGATGTTCTTGGATCCTGCAGGTCCGGTCACGATCCAACGCTTTGAAGAAGTCAAGTACAACAAGATACAAAAGATCGAGCAAACTGCTCGTGGATTCTTTTGGGTGCCCGAAGAGATCAGTCTCAGCAAGGATGCCAACGACTTCAAAGATGCGTCGGATGCTGTGAAACATATCTTCACTAGCAATTTACTACGCCAAACAGCCCTGGATAGTCTGCAAGGTCGGGGACCAGCACAGGTATTCACTCCGTGTGTGAGTTTGCCTGAACTAGAAGCCTTGATGTACAACTGGAGTTTCTTTGAGACCAACATTCATAGTCGCAGTTACAGCCACATCATTCGCAACATCTACAATGTGCCCAAAGAAGTGTTCAACACCATACACGACACACAAGAGATTGTGGACATGGCAAGCAGTGTGGGCGACTACTATGATAAACTACATGAACTGAACTGCTTCAAAGAAGTCAACCCAGGATCAGTCACAGAACAAAGCCATGTTCGAGCAATCTGGTTGGCACTGAACGCCAGCTATGCCCTAGAAGCATTCCGATTCATGGTTTCATTTGCCACCAGCCTGGCCATGGTGGAAAACAAGATCTTCATCGGTAACGGCAACATCATCAGCTTGATCCTGCAGGACGAATTGTTACACAAAGAGTGGACAGCGTTCTTGATCAACCAGGTGGTCAAAGAAGATCCACGCTTTGCGGCAGCCAAAGCGGAATGTGAAAGTGAAGTGTATCAACTGTATCTGGACGTGATTCGCGAAGAAAAAACCTGGGCCGACTACTTGTTCAACAAAGGACCAGTGATTGGTCTCAATGCCAACATTCTCAAAGACTTTGTGGATTACACAGCAGTGAGCGCACTCAAGGACATTGGTATCAAGTATCAATCCGCAGCACCCAGGACCACACCTATTCCGTGGTTCAACAAGCACTCGGACACATCCAAGAAACAAACTGCACTGCAAGAGAACGAATCAACTAACTATGTTATCGGCGTCATGAGCGAAAGCCTTGACTACGACCAATTGCCCAATCTATAAGGAAACCACAATGACAGCCATAGTATGGTCAAAAGACAACTGTGCCTTCTGCGATCAAGCCAAGGCTCTACTAGAGCAACGCAACATCGCATATGAGGAACGCAAAATCGGGCACGGGTACACCCGAGAAGATCTGTTGGCAGCAGTGCCCACAGCAAGAACAGTACCACAGATTTTTGTGAACAACAATCACGTTGGCGGATTCACAGAACTGAGAAAATACATCGAAGAAACCGCCGGCGGATACGGAGATTAAATGCTAATAGACAAAGGTGTAAGCGCAAACGAAGTGGTCACATTCAAACTCACATCAGGTGAGGAACTGGTAGCCAGACTCAACGAAGAAACAGCCACTCACTACAAACTTTCAAAGCCCATGGTGATTGCCATGGGTGCCAAGGGTCCTGGGCTCATGCCCTACCTGTTCACTGTGTCACCGGACAAGGATATCTCCTTGAGCAAAACCACTGTCACAGTGGCTGTGGCCAGCGACAAGGCCTTTGCTGACCAGTACATGCAGAGCACCACCAGTATTCAGTTGGTGTGACATCATGTGCCCATAAATAAAGTATGGGACATAGATTTGTGATCATGCGGCGCGATCTGCTTGAGATGTATGATCGGTATGAAGATATCCCTGATGATCTAGACCACGTGATAGAATTTCTTCCGGAGATACCTCCTGAGCCGCATACTCCCCAGCAGCATGAAGAGATCGAAACTTGGTCAGATCTCTTTTTACGACTCATGGAGATTGAACATGCCCGCAGCAGCTAGAAAAGGTGATCAAGGAATTCCACATTGCAGTGGTTATACCATCTCGGCCGGCAGCGGAGATGTTTTCATCAACAGTATTGCCGCGGCCAGGCAAGGTGATGGCAGCACTCCGCATCTAAGACCTGGACCGGGCAAGCCACCCTGTAGTCCCCATTCTGCTTCGATCTCTAGAGGAAGTGAAACAGTTTTTGTAAATGGAAAACCCTTGGCCAGAGTGGGCGATCCACTAGCAGGATGCACTGCCGTATCACAGGGCAGCCCGGACGTGTTTGCAGGATAACGCATGGTTACAAGTGTATTGACACCGTTACAGATGATTGCCGGCGCCACACTCAGCAACAATAGTGGAGTGAGCATAGCCAACACATGGATCGCGGCTGTTGGTAGCTATACCGGTACCACTTTAATTTCCAGTTACTTTTCTGCTGTGAATGCTGCTTATTCCAATGCTGCCGCCAACATCAGCAATACCACATTGAGCAACATGGTGACCTTTTGCTCGGGCACTGTACCGGCCCTGGCCGACAATACACCTGCGGCCTATTCTAATTTGGGAACCAATGCCCTGTCGGGATTCACCGGCGTGGTAACTTCTCAAGGCAACAGTTATCTTGGCAATGGCAATGTCACTGTGTTTGCACAGGTTTTCTCTTCTGCCCAAGGTTATATACTCACTGCCAATGACTACATCAATACCAGTGTGAACAGTCAAACATATCTTGGTTCTACCTTTACTAGCATGAACAGTCTGATCACTGGCAATCTCAGCGATGCCACTCTGGCCATGAACACATTTGGTACCGATCTTGCGGCGCTGGGACAGTTGATTGATCTGGCCAATCTAGGAAACTTTGGATCGCCTGCGGCTGTGTTCCGTCAGTTGGTCACGCTGACCAACATCACTCCTGAAATCAGCGCCGCATTGACACAGGCCGGACTGGATCAAGCCAGCATTGACAATCTCACCGATCCCAGTGTGAATGTTGATACCAATGTGCAGAGATTGGCATACATCGGCATGCAGAATATCACAGGCACGGCTTTGGAACAAGTGTTGGCTGTGTTTGGTGTGACCACTGCAAACATCACAAGCATGGCAGACCTGTTGAATCCTGTAAAGATTTTCCCCAACAGTTTTCCCAGTCTCACTGTGAGAACTTACAATCAAGATGCCACAAGTGTGCTGCGGGCTATTTACGACAATAGCCAAGGCGTGGTGAATTCAAAATTGCTGATCTATTTGCCACAGTATGTGTTGACCTTGGCTGCACCGGGTACCATCACATATGAACGACTCAGTAGGATCATACCCGCCGACCAGGCCCTGGCAAACAAAGCCATGCAGGTCAGTCTACAGCAGATTAAAAATATCAGTACTCTCACATTGCCTCAACTGGCCGCAGCATTCAGTGGCATGGAGACCACTAGAGACTTGCCTCTAATATCTGCACTGCAACAGGCAGTGCCTGCATCGGTGGCTGGATTCTATGCCAATACCTATGCCACAGGAACTGGCCCTAATGGTACATTGGTACTGTCTGATGTATTGGGAGCAGCAGTGGGCATACCATTCACCAGTGATCTCACCAATGTGACCACTACCATCAATTCAATGACCACCGCAGGGATACTGGGCACATTAACTGTGACTTACAACAGAATGCAGAATACTGTAAACGGCGACTATTATGATTCAGCCACTGGGAATATTGTGATTCCTGCAGGTCCCGGAGCAGGAACATACGGAAATGTAAATTCTGCATTGAGCGCATTGATCAGCAATGCGTCATCGGAGGTATCCAGTATCCAAAGTTCTTACCCTACCCAGAGTGCTAACCTAAATGCCAACTTCACCAACATGGCGTCGAGTATCGTGTCAGAGAATAACAATCTGGCTCTGGCCAGCATAGATATCCCCAACTTGTTGACCTCGGGCCGCGGTCCAGTGATGAGTTTTGTACAAAGTCTACCCAACTATGGTCTCAACACCCAGGAGAACGGCCCTAGCCAATTCCTCGAAATTGTGGCCAATCTTGACAGTCAAGGTGGCCAAGCCATAGTGGCCTGCTTGAGAGAAGGAAGGAATGTGGCTGCATTGAGTGCAGTGAATGTGGGTGTGGATACCAACATTCCAGCCACGCCGGCCACAGTTCCACCGCAGGCTAACTTGATTCCTTCCACCTATTCAGACGCGGAAGCAGCCAATTTGGTCGTAATTTAGTGTCAATACCAGTACACTCAATAAGTAAGACTGTGTCTCGAGCACATCTACAATTTTTAAAAAGGAAAAACTTCATGAAGAAATATGCTTTACTCTTGGCCCTGGCATTGGCCGCTGCTGCTGTGTCAGCACAAACCGCTCCCCAAGTCAGTGTCTACGGCAAAGTGCGTGAATATCAAGAATCATACACACTGGGCACTGCCAGTGCTCTCACACGCTTGACCAATGACTCAAGCCGCATTGGTGTCAAAGCCTCTGCTGATGTGGGCGATGGTATCACTGCTGCTGCTGTGATCGAAACAGGCGTGGCCGTGGATGCACCAAGTGCTACCACCCTGGGCGATCGTACCACCATCTTTAGCCTGAGCAACAGCCTGGGTTCCGTGGGTCTGGGCCGTGACAAGCACAGTGTGGCACGTGTGTTGGATAACTATGACGCACTGGACAATGCGTATGGCACCATTGCTGCCACAATCCATGCTGCACAAGGCAGCCGACTGCAAAATGGTGTGTTTGTGAACACAGCCAACATCGCTGGATTCACCGGACAATATGTGATGGCCAATAGTGAAACTGCTGGAACTACCAATGTTCAAACTGGTAGCATCGGTTACACCTTGGGACCTGTGTCTGCCACAGTGGCTCGTTATGATGACAGCAGCACCAGCGCCAGCACCATCGTGGGTGTGAAATACAAGTTGGCTAGTACCGGAACCACTGTGGTTGCCATGTACAGCGATGACAAAGTATCCAATGTAAGCACAACAGGTTCCAGCGTTGGTATCAACCAGGCTGTGAGTGCTCGTGTTAGTGTTCAAGGCACATACGGTCAGACCAACACCAGTGTGACTGGTCGTGGTTTAGGAGTAACCTATGCAATGAACAAAGCATTGAATTTCCATGGTCGTTGGAGTTACCTGGACGCTGCTACTGATGTGAACCAATACGGTGTGGGCGTGGAATTCAACTTCTAATTCGCGGCACTATTTGAAAAACCCTGCATTGCAGGGTTTTTTTATGACAATTTTATTCAAATCTAAATCGCTTGGGTTCTTTACTAGTATAATCATACCAGGAATACAGGTGTTTGTTAAGCCATTGCCCATGGACAATAAATCCATATTTGTCAATCAATGGTTGCTGAAATTCCATCTGATGATTTATCTCTCTTTCAGCTTTGTCAAATATAATTTTTAATACATTTTTTATCTGTTGTTCGCTGCGGTTTCTTATAAGTCGTTGAGGCATCTGACTTAATTCTCTGAGAGCAGCTGAAATCAAAATAAATTCTCGGTATTGCATGTCTCGATTGGCAGTGACATACCGACCACTGGACATCAGGTGAATCAATTTTTTTGGTCCCACGATATCTGCATATACATCTTCCAAACTGTCCACGGTTAGATCAACATCTATGTCGTTCACAGTCCATACATCGGTTACCTTTAGTTTGTGCAGTTTTTGATAGAATGGGTCCGCAGCCGGGCTATTGGGTAGCATGACCCAATGGTCGGCCTTTAAAATATCACTGCCTGCGTCTAGGGCCTTGGCCATAGTGTCTTTGAACGATTCCACACTTTGTCCAGGCAGCCCTACAATAAAAGATGTGGTGATCACTTGATCGGGCATTGTGCGGCGTAGATTTTGAATCAGAGATTTATGTGACTCCCAACTGACACTGGGTCGATCTATGGCCTTTAATATAGATTCGTCGATGTCTTGAAGGCTTACGGTTGTATGACTATGTCCATACACTTCTGCACTTTTACGTATGATGTATTCTGTAACATCTTTTTTTAATTTACTGGTATTGCTAACTTTGAATTTAAAATATCGATTGGGATCATAAAGAGACAATGCATAGTCGAATGCTTTTATGTCATCTTCCCATTGACCAAAGTTAGCATCGGTTTCACTGATGACCACGTCTAACTCGTGAAAATAGTCAATATCTTCCTTCCAGCTGTGCTTGTGCCTTACCACCTTCTTGGTGAGGTTTTGTGACCAATCACAAAAAGAACATTTATACATACATCCACGAGCAAACTCATATCCAATGCTGAATTTAGCATCGGCACCCAGTTTACTTTTGCTGTGCGTGATGCTGTCTTCAATAAAGTCTTTCTGAGAAATATATGCACTGATGCTGTAATAGAGAGGATCTTTCAACATTTCATATGGATGTATTTTTTCTGTGTTATTGATATTTTCTACGATGTTTACAAAATCTGCAGAATCGCAGAGTCCTAGTTTATGATCAATGATCTGTTGAAAAGGTCGTTCACCATCGCCGTATACCACATAATCCACATAAGGATGTTTGGCAAAAAACCCCGGGATGGTATGTGCAGTGAGTTCTGGGCCGCCTAACACGATCAGACTATTTGGTAATGCTTTTTTTATTTTTTCAGCCAATGAATATTGATACTGGGCATTCCAGGTATACACACCAAGTCCTATAACATCTGGTTGCTGTTCTTGACAATCTGCTACTGATTGTTCTAGACTATCTAGAATAAAAAATTCGGGCATGAGCCATTCAATCTGACCTTGTCCATACAAGTTATACCAATGCCGTAAATAATAAACAGAAGGATTGATATAGAATCCATCATGACCAAATCGAGATTTTGTCGGCGCGTTGTTAAAAAATTTAATCTTCATTGCGTATTTACACAACTGCTGGCACACGGGGTTTTTAGAGGTTGACCGGTATTGCTCGAACTGCTATAATATGGGCATACGCAACGAGGAGCCGAAGATGTTTTTATTAGGATTGATAGTTGGCATTGTAGTTGGTGCCTATCTGGCCCTTGTTGTAATCGTACACACTAACTATTTGGGGTAATCAAAAATGAGCAAGATGTCTGATCTGTACATGGAAGTCGAACAGATGTTGGCGGAGGGCGAGCACCCGACTCGCATCGCTCGTCGCTTGGGCATCCCCTTGAGCATGGTGTATGATGTGCTGGAAAGCATGCCAGCAGACGATGAAATCGCAACTGAAGTTGGTGAAATCGGTTGACCCGTATTGCTCAAACTGCTATAATACACACATAGACAGCAACAAACAGGAGTTCCAAATGCAAGTTACCATTAACGTCCCCAAAAATGTCATCAACAACATCAAACGATCTGCTGAGATTTACGGCGGTGTAACACCCACAGATGCTCAAATCAAAGAGTTTTTGCGATGGCATGTGCTGGGCATCTACACTGACTTCCATGGCGAAGATCTGGAACACATTACATCCGAAAATTTCAATTGACCTGAAACCGTTTTTCGTTTACAATACATTTCATTCGTTAACTTTAGGAGTTTTTATGCTTTTTACTTTCGCTGGTACTTCCGTTCTCAAAGGTGATGTCAAGGTTCGTTTTGCTAACTCTGACGCTCGTGCCAAGCAACTGGCCAAACTGGGTGACACCGCTATCAACATCGTTGAACTGCCTTCTGCAATGGACAAGGTCAGTGCGGTAGCACATCTGTTGAGCCTGCCTGCTTTTGCTGATGTGCAGGATGTTCTCCGCGCAGAGGTGGCTCCCCGAGCCAAAGACAAGCCTGCAGGCACTGTGAAGGTGCGTGTGTCTAAAGTCAAAGCCAAAGTCAAGACTGCAAAAGTCAAGACTGCTGTGAAGGCACCTGTGGTAGTGACTGAAGCAGAAGTAGATGCTTTGATGCAGGCTGTTTACGGCACCAAGTAAACATCATGGCAGGCTGGGCAGCAATCAAACAGATCCGTGAGCTCGAGGATCAAGCTCACACACTGGGCATGAAGTTTGCCCCTTACCGACATGATGATTATAAAGCGGACCATGTGGCATTGGTGCCTTGCTATCCGGACTCACTGCCCATCTACACTCGTGATGCTATTTTGTTTGCTGGCTCACTTGAAGGTGCCGATCAGTTCATGCAAGGTATCATGTGGGCACGAGAATATGACCGCATGGTGGTTGATCGAAACATTGACGCCAAGCGAGTTCGCAAAGAACAAGATGAGCGTAATAAGCAATTGATGAAAACATTAAAAAATGGTGTAGTGCCAAAAAAGGAGAATCCATAATGGGATTGGACATGTATGCGTATGTGGCTGCCAAGGCCGGTGCCCAGGCAGAATTCAGCGAGGGTGCTCACTGGGACAAAGAAAAGGGTGCAATGGTGAATCCCAATGCAACCGAGCCACGCGAGATCGCGTATTGGCGCAAGCATCCCAACCTGCACGGCTGGATGCATCGCTTGTGGGCATCCCAAGGCAATTCAGGTGAATTCAACGGCGACGAACTTGAACTCACCTGGGAAGACCTTGATCAGTTGGAACAGGCGATCCGCAACAAGAAGTTGCCTGGCACCTCGGGATTCTTTTTCGGCAACAACGCCGACGACGAATATCGAGAAGATGATCTCAAATTTGTGCGTGAAGCCAAGGCCGAAGCGTTCTTGGGACTTCGAGTGTTCTACAACAGTTCATGGTAAAAAAAGTCTATTACGAAAAGGTGGGCAGGAAATATGTTCCTGTGGCTGAATACGATAGCGACTTGACAGATAGTTTCTCCCGAGGTACTCATATTGTCATGTGCTATCCAGGTGGGCAGAGTCGTAGATACAACATCGACCCTAACTATGCTGCAATGATTGCTGCTGGGCGTGTGGCAGAGGATGAGATTGCTCGTGCTATACATATGGCCAGTGAACTAAAGCCTCAACAAACGCCCATTACACTGGGCCAACAACGAGCATGGAAGAAACTGGCTCGAGAGTTTGGTAGTGATCTATGCACATTGAATCATGGCAGTGCTAGAGATCTAGCAGAAGCTGGTGTGAATGCCATGATAGCAGAAGCAGATAAGTTAATGACCAATCCAGCTGTGAAAGAAGCATACGATCAGTTCCTGTTTGTGTGTGCATTGACCAAGCAACAACAGAAGTAAATAATGACAAATGAATTCACATACGACATTGATGATCCACGCTATGAGGGCACCATGTCGTCTGGCTGGATAACGGAACTGGCTGAATCCGACAGCCGCCTCCACAAGGAAAAGGTTATTGAAAAAGCCTTGATGGCTGCAAAGTTGGGCAGTGCCGATGCACAGGCTTTTTTGTTCAACTGCTATCAAGCCTACAATCCTTTCTATACCTTCCATGTGAAGCAACTGCCCGAGACCGCAGGACTCACGGGTCGTGCCAATCCATGGCCCAGGTTCTGGGGCTTGCTGGAATCACTACGCACACGTTCCAGCACCGGGCACACAGCTAGAGACATGATACAGAGAATCAGCGAAGAGTTCGACAGCGACGAGTGGAACTTGGTATGTGTGCCAGTGATCCGCAAAGACCTGCGCTGTGGTATCACGGACAAGACTCTGAACAAGGTGTTGGGCAAGACACAATATCGCATCCCGGTGTTCTCATGCCAGTTGGCACAGGATTCAACTGATCGTCCGGCCAAGATGAAAGGTATCAAACGCCTGGAAGTCAAACTGGATGGTGTGCGGGTGTTAGCAGTGGTCACTCCCATCAGCGTGACTTTGTACAGCCGCAACGGCAAAGAGTTTGTGAACTTCCCGCACATCGCAGATGCTTTAATGAATGTGGCCAACGGCACGGTCAAAGGTGGTATGGGACCAGGGGGCGTAGTCCTGGATGGTGAGATCGTGGGCGAAAGTTTCCAGAAACTCATGCGTCAAGCACACCGCAAAAACGATGCTCAAACCGAAGGCATGGTATATCATGTGTTTGATCTGATCCCGTTGAATGACTTCAAAGAAGGTCATTGCAACACCCGACAGAGCCGACGCTTGGAGTGGGTGGAGAATCTGCGAAACAGATTTGACAAGACTGATTGTTTGCGTGTGATGTCTGGGCATGATGTAGATCTGGACACAGCCGAAGGGCATGATCAGATGAATCGCTATGCTCAAGACGCTGTGAAGAACGGATTCGAAGGCATCATGATCAAGAATCTGGATGCACCTTACGAGTGCAAGCGGTCGGACTTTTGGATGAAATGGAAGCCCACCATAACGGTTGATCTCACAATCGTGGGGTTTGAACAAGGAACTGGTCGCAATGCGGACCGCTTGGGTGCTATAATTTGTGAAGGAGTAGACAATGAACGAAACATCAGAGTCAATGTTGGTAGCGGTTTTAGCGACGATGATCGCCAGCGGTATTGGGATACACGCGGTACATTGCTTGATCATGTGGTTGAAGTCGAAGCTGACGCAGTCTCGCAAAACCAAGACGGAACCTACAGCCTCCGGTTCCCAAGATTTGTGAGATTCCGTGGATTTGAAGCAGGAGATAAACTATGAGCAGATACAAAACCGTTTATAA